CCATCTTCATCCATTAGATTAAGAATAACATCATCTATTGCAAACAAAACTTCATTAACATCCCCGGCTTTTATGAGTTCATCAATATCCACACCGTATTTTTTTATCTCTTTTTTTTGTTCTTCAGTTACTATCATTTTCCCACCTCTCCTTTATTGGATTAACCTGTATTAAATTTCCAGTTTCAGGATTAACAGATACTGCTGCCATTCCATATTTTTTAAATCTTTGTGTAGACCCACTGGCTCTAACTTCTACATTGGTAATTTCATCTGGTTCTCTTAATGTATCTATTATTTTCTCTATTTCTACACCATTTCTCTTCTGTTCAACTGAGCCTATAACTCTTGCTATGAAGTGGTTTGACTTATTTTTTATTTTAATCCCATTAGAAGCAGTAATGCCTACTATCTTCTCATCTATCTCATTACTTATTTTCTTGTAAAGTTCAAAATCAGCTAGGGGTGTTAATTCACCTACATTGATTGATTTTTCATAATTTCTATAATTTTTTATTTCATTATAATCAATTTGTTTTTCTTTATCAACCTCTTTCCTACTTTCCCTGATTTTATTACAAGTATCATTATATTCCCTATATGCCTTGGTCTTTGTCAGGTCTGCCGTTCCTGATTCATACCTGGTACGAGTTGTGTTCGGGGGGAACTTACATACTTTGCAGAACTGCTTATACTTTCTTCCTGCCTCAGACAGTTTCTTTTTAATCTCTGTAGTATCCTGTCCCGTTCGCTCTAATGCGTCTCTTTCCCTCTTTAACGCTCTTATATTTCTTTCCTGTTTTCTCGCTTCCTGTGTCTGTGCGTAAAAATCAAGTACCTTACCATTCCATACCACCGGTGGCTTAACAGGCTGTTTGGCCGGCAATGAAGATATTCCTTCAAACCATACGTTATACAAGTGTCGGCAGTTATAGCCAAACAATCCCGCCGGATCGTTTATGTGCATATTGTCTACGCTGTAACCTGTACACTCCCAGAGATCTTCTATGTTCTGCTGCCCTACTCGTTTAGCTTCCTCACTGTAATCAGTACCCGGCTTAATGTAATACACCTTTCCCTGCCATTCCTCGTGATTGGCAACTCCTACACCCGTGTTTCTCGCGCCTGCGTGTTCCTGAACATATACGAGATTTTCACCCATCTCTTTTATATTGTTATTCTGTATTTCCCCTGCTATCTGATGTGCACCTGTTCGCAAGGCTCTTGAAACCGCCACGTCAAGATTATCAGCTCTGTTTCCGTATGCAACTGTCTTTATTCCGCTTCTTGCAAGGCTGCGTACTGTGTCATTGATTACCTGTTCCTGCGAAAAAGTCCCTGACATAAGCTTTATCATTGCTTTATCAAGCTCATTCCTATAGGCATTGCCAATTGCTACATATCCGCTTTGAGTCTTAAATCCTAATGACCTGGTGAGGTTCTTCATCTCACCCTTTGTCTGTTTTTTTATGCCGTCTACAAGCATACTTAGAGTGCTTGCTGACGTGGTTAATAACTTCCCTGCCTGTTTCCAGACTGCAAGGTCGTCATACCATGCCATGTCTCCTGCTGCCGCTAATATCTTATCTCCTGCCTTATAGGCATCATTCTCTATCTTCTGTATCAGCTTTGATATTTCTTTCTTATATTCGACAGTATTCTTCGCTACTTCTTTTCGGAAATCCTTATCCGCATTAAGCTTTTTCATTGCTTCTTTTCTGATGTACGCCGGACTATAGCCTTTTCGATACATTGATACAGCCATATTCTCGGCTGTTCTTGTATACTTCATTGTCTTTGATATTCTTCTTGCTATATCCGATATTACTTCCTGCTCCAAATACTGGAAAAGCGGAGACAATGCTCCGCCTATTACGTCTAACTGGTCATTACTTAGCCTTAGTCATACCTCCTGTTGCACCGGTGCAATTATTCATCTTCATCTGTTTCATCTTCCGGTGTATCTTTTTCTCTATATATCCTCGTTGCTTCCTCTTCTGTAAGATTGTATGCGTCCATCAGATACCATATTGTAAGCTGCGGAATGTCAAATGTCACGGCATCGTTCCTCTTACGTTCTAAGATAGTCTCCTTGTCAATAATCAGACTGTCATCATAGTCTATCTTTATTTCCTGATTCAAGTCATATTCTGCATTGTTAAAACGGTTTTCAAACCATTCTATTGCTTTGATGATTGTTTTAATGTACTCGCTTGTCTGATATCTTTGGCGGTTAAGTGCCTGCATCTCATCCTGTTTGCTTCCGATATACTCGGTTGCTGTCTGGATCTGGGAATTTTCAAAAGTATACTTCTTAGAGCCATAACCGAAATTCAGGCTTAACAGCGACAGAAGAAACTCAAACGTATCTCTTACGTCTTTTATTCGTATCTCTGGATTATACTCATGTATCATATTCTCCTGCTCCGGAAGCTTCTCCCCTGTCAGTACGAACAGCTTCTTATTTTCGATTGACTGTGTGATGTTATGACTGGAGTCATATTTGCACAGCAGGTCATTAACAAGTATTATCTTCTCACCTTTATCGAGGTCGGAGAAAAGAATATTATAAGCGAGGTCGATTCCTTTAAAAGCAGATATACTGTTCCATATCTTTGGCAGTCCGTAGCCTTCTCCCATCTGTTTGAGATTATTAACTTCTGCTGTTCTATAGACTGCAAATGGTTTAATGTCTCCAAGCGTTATAGAGCTGCTATCAATCTCCATTCCATTCTCATTAAGGACATAACTGTCTGCGTTATATATGCCGTTGTCATCCCTTGTGAAGATTACAAGTGTGTACTTATATTCGCTGTCTTTCATCTCTTTACTGCAAAAGGCAGCTTCTGTTACTTCGTCATTCACAACCGTCAGCGGTACATACTGTGTCGCCGATACATAGTTTAATTTAACATTTCCACCATGTACCTCTCCATCCTGTGTTACATTCGCATTTTCGATTGAAATGTACACCGCTTCCGTTCCCAGTGCGGAGGTTTTCTCTATCTGCCGGCGAATCATTGTATTCCACCTGTTAGCTTCAAGTATTTTGTTGATTGCTTTGTTTTCCTCTTCGTTTTCAAGAGTTATCTCTGTTATCTCACATAGATTTGCATCATCACTACAGCACCGTTTCGCCATATTGAGCCTGTTAAGCTCATATTTAACGCCATTAACGGTCACACGGCTGTGAAATTCTGATATGCTCTCATTGTTATACCAGTCCTCACATGCTTTGATTATTGAGTCTGCATTATTCCTGACCCTGTATCCTTTGTTTGCTAAAAATTCACTTATTATCTTGTCCCTGTTAAAATTCTCCTTATCTATCTTGCTAAATCAATATATTCTATGAAATTCAGAAATGTATAACAAAACGCATCCCATCTGTCATTGATGTTGCCTATATTCTTATCCTCCGGTATTCCCGGTTTATCTTCATCCCACCGAAGATTTCTTAATGCCTTTCTTGTGTTTACACAGCTCCTGTTTATTTTAAGTCTGCCACATGTCAGCAGATAGTCTATTGTTCTCGGTCTGTCTTCAACTTTATTTTTTCTGCAACCCGCTATTCTAGCCGTTGTGAGCCCATTTTCTTTAGCTGCACTTCTCAATGAATTAATGAGCGTAGGAGATGCACAATCAGGAAATACCCAATCAATTCTCCCATAGCGTTCTTTGCAGCTCTTGTAAAATCTTATAAAGGTGTCACATATTGCTTTTGAATCTATATTATCGCCTAAAGGACAGGCATCTTCTTCAAGTCCACGGAATTCCTTATATCCGTTTATGTATCCTGTCAGGAAGAACGTTGTCTGTGACCCGTCTCCACCAAAATCCACACCCATTACTATCTTGCTGAACTGCTGCTGCCCTTTTTCGTCATACAGATATTGTTCTTCATTTTCTGCGTAATAACGGAATATAAGACCTTCTGCAACGCTTCTCAGGCCTTTTATATCCCTGTCATACCAGACCGTACCTTTCTGATAGGTTTTTAACACTTTCCTTATGTGTTCGGATGATAGCGCCATATTGTCAACAATAGTAAAATGGCCGTAATTGTAACCATAAGACTTATCTGCTGCCTGCATTTTTTCATGGTAAGCTAAGATATCTGTGTAATACCAATGCTCCGGTTCTTTGGGATTAAGATCATGAAATACTTTTCTGTCTGATGAGCTTAATGTTCTGTCAAACACTTCTTTCAGGAACTTAGGATGACATTCGTTAGCTTCTGTCACATATGCCATTCCGTAGGTATTTCCCTTAATCAGTTTCTCATCTCCGTCTTTTCCTCCTCCGGAGATTAATACTATCTTTTCTCCAGTCTTGGTCTTGACATATACACAGTCTCGGTCTTTATACTTGCCTTCACGATATCTTCCTTCAAAGTAGTTAAGAAGACCGTAACCGTCGCAGTCAAGTATATTAAGCTTGGCAGTTGCCATTGAAACTCCTGCAATAAGATGTATTTTATTCTTATGGTGTTCAAGCATACTGCAGAATATAAGGGTTGAAAGAACGTTCTTACCGCCTCTCTTACCACCTTCCGCAACAGAAAACCATGAGTTTAACGCTTTACAAAAATAATCAAATTGTCTCTCCGATAATGGTGCCGGTATATTCCTGATTCATCACTCCAAATCCTCTATATTTCTGTTTGGAGCGGTTTTCATTACTGCTTCTGCAAGCGTCTCAATGTTCTTTAACACGCTCTCGACTGCTGATTCTGCCTCAGGTTTATCTTTCTGTTCAAGATACTGTTTTCCTAAGAAAATTGCCATTCGTGAGTCTTTCTTGGCAAGTGCCCACTGTGCACGTCTTAAACTTGTTTTTCCTTTTTCTCTCTTTATACGAAAAACTTCGGAGAAACTCATATTATACTCTGCTTTACACCATGCGTTCAATGTTTTGTCTGAAACGTCCAATACTGCACATATTTCTGACTGTGTACATTGGAGCTCACATAGCTTCTCAAATGTCGATTTAGTTATTAATTTTTTCGGTCTTGCCCTTGTCATCACTCCTTTTGTTTTTATTAAAACACACCGGGCATTGCGTAACAATCAAAAAGAGCAGACAAACGCCTGCTCTATGTCATTTTTTTCTCTTAATTCTTCTTTCTTCTGCTGCCAGTTCCCTACACCCCATCCGCTAATGTAAACAGCTTCTTAAACCAATCTCCTCTGAAGAACATTTCACAAAGTGTAATTTCTTTTCGGCTTGTTTCAAGCTTTCTGATGAGTGTATATGTTTTGTTATATTTAGCCTTGGCAGCTTTCGAGTCTGTATTCATTTTGCTTAGGTCTGCACGAAGCTTGTCTTCTTTCTTTCCAATCTCTTCAATGCACATGTACGCATTTTTAAGGTCCTGTACTGCCTGCATCACAATAGCTTCTCTCAACGTGTCAACCTGCTCTTCTGTTGTTATCATTAACCCTGCTGCCACCTCCCTTCTTTCTGCGGCTTATCAGATTTCAATTTCATTAGTATATTTCTTTGATATATTAATTTTAAGGCTTCCGTCTTTGGTGGTGCTTATATTTAACACTTCTTTCGGTTCATCTCGTATTCTTGGCGGAAGTTCAAGTTTTGCCTTTAAAATCTTACCATTCATTACATCCTTGGCAACAGCTTCTATATGCTCCCCCATTTCGCCTTCATTCCCAACAAGATTCTCAAGAGCTTCATTAACTCTTTCATTGTTCTTTTTCATTCTTGTGTAATTTAATGCCTGCTGACAGCTGCATAATTCTGTTGCCAGTTCTTCTCTGTCCATTTCTGTTCTATAGTCCTGTATATGTATATTAATGAGCTGTTTACAGAATTTACAGCATCCTGTAGTTTCCTCTACTGGAAATCCGTTTGACTTGTCTCTCTTCACTTCATCTGCTATCATATTATTCTCCTACAATACTGATTTTCCAAATTCTTTTATAAAATAATCCCTGCTGCCGTAATGCTCTTCAAAATACCTCTGTGCCAACTGCTTTACAGAGTTATCAAGCTCTTTATCAAAATGTATTCCCTGTGAACTTAAATTGTGATGTGGTCCACAAAGGTATATTTTCAAGCCATATTGTTCCGATTTACGCCTGTTTGCTGTTCCTTCAAAGATATGATGCTCATGTATTCCTTTTACTGCTCCGCACACATAGCATATCTTTCTTCTCTGAAATACTGATTTCATACCGCTTCCATTTCCTTCTTTGCGTCATATATTGTTTTGTATGCGTGTGCCAGTTCTGAAGCTTTAAGCCACAATGATATAAGATTGTCCTGTCTTTCTTTAGATTTCCACATCTCTGTTATCTTAGTAAGCTCATTTTCCGCATACGCTTCCATTTTATCTACAAGTTCTTTATTTTTCTCAATCCTGTCATCCATTTCTTTCACCTCCGGCTATTCCCTTAAGTCTGAATACAAGCTTGTCTGTCTCTTCAAGCAGTATTTTTACTTTATCCGTGTCTGTTTTATCTGATTCCCATACAGAAGACATTTTTTTGAGTGATGATGTTATTGCCGCTTTATATCCTCGTATTGTATTATCATCTTCATTATCTTCCTTAGGTGTTTCAATCTTCTTCTTTTTGGCCGGAACTACTTTCTTCTCCGGCTTTTTTACCTGTTTTACCGGGGCTTCTTTATGTTGCACCGGTGCAACTTCCTGCTTTTTAGTCTGTTCCTGTTCTTTTTCCGGTTCTTCTTTTTCCGGGAATGGCATATTGTAAGTTTTTTCCCACGATTCTCTTGGTTGTAGTGCATAATCAAATAACCGTTTTATACGTTCTGCGAACTCTGTCCATTCGTACATTTCCTTGTCATCTGTGTTACGGATATTAACAAGTGATACCTTTTCCGGTTTCATGCTTAGTAAAAATCTGCCGACTCCCTGCACTCTAACAGTATAGATAGCTTCTGTCGCAGGTGCGAATATATCCTGTAAGTCCTTCTCATTCTTTGAACTGAATGCCATAACATATTTATCCGGCTGTTCATACATAAGCTGATGCAGAACCTTTCCAAGATTACCTTCTATCTTTTCCTGTTCTGCTGCCTGTCCTTCAAGATATACCTCCATAGGGGCAATATGGCTTTCTTCGTCAATTTCATCTTTAATTGTCTGTATTTCGCTCTTTGTAAAGGCAGGGGACAATTCCTCCCTGATTGTCTCAGGAATATTAAGCATAACCGCCAGCTTGGAATATCCATATCCCTGGTATTCACTCTTAAGCCGGTCTGAATAACCACCTTCTGAAAACTCATCATTAATGCTTATCCATCTTGACACTATTGTTTTATCAATTCCATACTCCTTATTTGCCATTTCATTGATATTCGTATATCCACTGCCGGCGAGGATGTGAGGATTATCCCTTGCAAGCTTAAGAAGATAACCAATCTTAACAAAGCCTTCTGCTGCCCTGTTAAGCTCATTATCGAGATTCTGTTTGAATGTCTTGTATGTTGTAAGTGCTTCCATATCTGCCTCCTATATTGCCTGTTTCAAAGTTTTTGCTTTTACATATTCTTTCAGAAATTTATCTATTTCTTCCGCATCCGGAGTTTCATCATATGCCTGATGTCTTTGTATCACTTTAAAATCTTCCGCCAACTCAACTGTACAGTATGGTATATCCGGTTCTGATATTTTTCTGAGAAACATAATATATCTTTTGCCATTATTGTGATTCTCCATATACACATTACTGCTGCCTACGCAATGATGAAGGGTTGTTCCTTCAACCACAATCTCTCCGGCGGTTTTAGCAGGACGTATGATAAATTTTTCAGTCTTATATCCATAAATGGAATTTAACTGCTTAAAATCTTTTGCTATCTTAGTATATTTTTCATTCATTTCCTTCTGCCGTTGTTCTGACTTTTTCCGCTCTATTTCCAGAGTTATCTCTGTGTGTGCACGTTCCAAATCTTTAGGAAACAGAGTAATACTGTCTTTCATGTTATATCCTGCCCTGTCTTTCATAGCCAGATAATCCGAATAAGTAATGATATTCCACTTGTGCTTATCCATATAGTTTGAGAACTTCTTATATGTCATATATTTAAGACATGTCTTTATATTTCCAATGTCTCGTGTGTTTTTTCTCAGCTTATCTATAAGCTCATTGTCAAAATGTTCATTAGTTGATTTCTCCATTTTGAGAACATCCCATAAGTTTTCTGCACCTTTTGCCTTAATGAGCATATTAAGTCTCTCTGGATATATTCCAAGCATCATATACGGCTTTTTCCCATCTGCTATCTGTTTTCCTCTGCAGATTGTCGAATCAGCAATATATGTAAGTCCAAGTTTTGACAGCATTTCCAGTTCAGGTGACTTTAAATATGCGTCTGCATATCTGATAGGGCTTATTTTCATTCTCTTTTTTAAGAATTCTTCCATTCCACAATACCTGATTGGTGTGTCTTTGAGTTTTCCAAACCCATATACCTGTTTAAACTCTACATCAGCCAAATCTATATGATCATAGTTCCAGCATCCATCCCAACCAATTTTCCCATTCCGACTAACCCACTTGTTGCCGGACTTATAGGCTTTATCTGATGTCCTTCTGCCGGCAGAATACACAGCTTTTACAAGTTCCTTGAATTCATATTTCTCGGCTTCGCCATTTTCATATATCTTTTTCACATTCATAAGAGTGATTACCGCCTTGCCTTCACTGTTCTGAATGTCATATGCGTATATATTTTTTTCCCATGGTCCTTTGTAATGCCCTTCCTGCTTATATTCAGCAGGTGCATTACAAAACCTGCAAACACACTTGTTGCCCGGCTTTGGAACATCTATATATGTTTTTGCATAATCTTCTATTGTTACGGGCAGACCCGTGTAATATTTTTCCCTGCTGCCGCAATGTGTGCAGGTAAGAAATGCCGTATTTCCTTTGCGAAGATAATACATATAATTATCAGGAAGAAGTCCCTTGGCCCATTCGTAAAATGTTTTGCTATGTTCAGGAGCCAGTTTAAGCAAGTCTTTTATTTTCTTCTCTGCATTATCGACTTTTCTATCCTCTTTTTTTCTCTCAATATTCTCTTCTGCTTCGTTAATGGCGTATATTACATGCCTGTCCTCTCTTTTGCATTTCAGAAAACCATTTATTTTCTTTTTTGTCTCATCACTGAAGTGAACTTCAGACTTGAAGGTCCGTATTGTACTATATTTTCCAAAGATTTCTGTATTGTAGCAGCAATCTGTTGCAATTTTTTTCTTAGACCATCTGTCATCCGCCGGATAGTAGTTTTCATAATCATCCTTTGTCAAACATATCCTTACTACCGGTATACCAATCATATTCTTATGGTTCTTGTATATTTCAAGAATAAGTACATCCGTGTTATTGACCTGTTTTATATCTGCTGCCGTTACATACTTTAAACCGGCACCCTGTACGGTATGTGCTTTAAGATACTGTATTTTTTCAATAGCTTTTCTCTGCATAATACCGCCTACTTTCCAAGGTAATATTCTTTAATCAGCCTGTGTGCCGTTCCTGCTCCCGGTATTCCTAACGTTACCCTGCCTGCTGATATTCCGCTTGCTTTGATAATATCCGCCGGGATTTCGTACTGGTGTCCAAATGACCACTTAATCAAGGCAGCAATACAGCCTTTTAGTGTTTTTCCCTTTTTTCTGACTTCTGATGCCATTTTGCTATCATTAAGGCATTGGAGCCTGATGTACTGCATCCAGTCTTCCATTATCTCTGTTATATTGAGTTGCGCTGTTTCTATATCCAACTTACCGTATGCAGCTGTCAATGGCGTTGTCAGACTGTCAATCAATCCTATTTCATAATCTTCAACATCATCTTTATCTATTCCGTTTTCTGCTGCAAGAATCTTAAGTGATTCTATATCTCCTTCCTTAAGCAGCCCTTCTGCTGCCTTATTCAGTTCTTCTGAGCTGTCGAATTCTCCGAATTTTTCAAACATTCTTTTTTCTCCTTTCAAGTTCTGACTGAATCCATGCACTATACGAGTGCGTTTCTTTTATGTGAAATTCATACTTGTTTTCTGTCAGCAACTCTGTAAGCTGTTGCCAGAGGTCACGGTTCTTAACTTCTGTTCCGTGTGAATTTCTCCACCCGTTTTCTGTCCATTTTTCAACCCAATCAGGAAATCCCATTGTCAGATACGAAGATTCCGTGTATATATCCAAATTGCATTTTTCTTTAAGTCTTTCCAAGGCTTTTGATAGTACAAAAAGCTCTGCCCGGTGGCATGATATTTTCTCTACTTCTATCACTTCTGTCCTTGTAACCGGACCTTTTGCAGTTATGTATTCAAGAATGTATATTACATACCCGTCTCTTGCCTGCGGTCCTTTTATTCCATTTCCAAGGTATATATTTACGTCTTTCATATATTCATTCTCTCACTTCGTATCTCGGTATACCGGTACCAGCTCATCCCAGTGTAGGGGTTAGTCCCGGTATTTATGCTGTTTTTGTCTATGGCATACCCTCTTGTCGGTTTTGGTCCTTCAATTACAAGGCTTCTAAGCGTTCTGCGCTTATATTCCTTTATGACCGGCTGTGGTTTGATAAGATTTCTTGATGACTGAAATCTTACAAGGCTCTTGCGGTCATCTTCAGGAAAGAAGCTAAGCTGTCTCTCCTCTTCCTCCGGTCGTTTTGTTATATACTTTGCAAGATCATCCACTCTGTATTCACCTTCATAGGGTGTTACATTAAAACGTCCCGGTTTCCATGCCTGTCCGAGGATATCCATAGTATTTAGTTGTTTTCCCCGGTTAATGAGGATATGTATGTGTGGTGCTCCTTTTTTGCCAATCTCCATACGATAGATATATTTGAGTTCTTCTCCGGCTTTCTTATAGACACTTCTCAGCTTTCGTATAAAAGCTTTTATGTCTTTTTTCATAACTTCGGAATCACTAAACCTCGTACCTGCAGGATACTTGAGCGTGGTCCATAAATCACCTTTATCAAAGTTGGCCAGAATGAGACGTCTTACATATCTCCTACGGTTCGCCTGATTCTGCTTCTGTATCTGCTCAGGTGTAGGCTTTAACTTTAATGACCTTTTCTCTCCCTTAGCTCCATAATTACCAACGTATACATATTCGTGATCTATGTTGTGAGGGAGATAGTATATCTTTTCTCTGTATGCCATGTTCTTCTTTTAATATATTTTAAGGATGTTATAAAAGGGCTTATGCCCTCTGATAATCACCCTTGAAACCTATTGTTTCTCCTGCATCTTTTCCAGTTTAAATTTTTCAAGCTGCCTGATTTTTTCAATCTCGTTAATATCATTAGATACCGTGGTCCTGAAACCAATATTGTCTTTTATAATAGCTTCTGCTTCCACAAGTCCTATTGAACCTATTGCCGCAGATATATCTATTGATTTTTCCTTCATAAAAACAGGTAACTCGTTTAATTTTTTGTTAATATCCATTCTTATTCTCCTTAATCCATGCCATATTAGCGAATATGGCATCCGAATATGTACTACTGTTGTTATAAGCATTTAATGCCTGTATTAAGTCTCCCTGGTATTCTTCAAGGAACTCATTGAGGGCATATATGCCAAGTTGCACGTTTTCTGCAGGATCTGTTTTCCACTCTGTCAGTCCGAGAGCCATAGCGATATCATCCCACCAGATATCCTGTACCTGCATAAGTCCATAGGCATGTCCATTATCACCTATTGCATCAACACAGAATGCTGATTCCTGCTTGATAATTGCAAGAATAAGGTCATAATTAAGACAATATTCTTTGCATGAATAGTATATTGATGTCTGTAATCCTTTTGATAGCGGTATAAAATCATAAGGTATAAACTCCATTGACTTTTCCGTGGTGTCTACGGTTTCAGTATTTGCCTTAATTTCAAGCTCCACTTCTGCCGGTGACATAGTTCTTGTCCCGGTCTCCTGTGTCCGCCTGCTGCAGTTTATCTTTGCAACAAGCAAAGGAACAGAAATCAAAATACCAATGGCGGCATTAATTAATAATGTTGCCTTTTTCATTTGTTTCCTTCTTTCATATTCAATTTTCAGGCCTGAGTGCTCCATCAGGGAATCGAACCCTGCTTAATTCACCTTTGATATGGAGCGGGGCAGGTGCCTGTCGACACCTGCTGTCATTTATCTCGGAGGTCTGTGGCGGTGCTATATGCCGTTCCTGCTGCCGCCACACCTATTTTTTCTCTATGTATCCTAATGTTGTCAGACACTGTCTGTTTAGTGCTGATGATATTTCTTTCTGTTCTGAAGGGGAAATATCTTCCCACTTCCTTATTACATCATTTTCAACAATGTATACGTTTACCTGCATACGTCTTCCTCTTTCCTTTTGATGTATCCTTATGTTTTTCTAAATACTTTTATGTTGTTTAAATGTTTGCATAATGTTAAAATCAATCTGTCCATATAGGGCATGAAAGGAGCTGGTTGTTTTGACCAAACTTTTGACTATGCCCTGCTCTTTTAATTAAAGGTCGCAATAGTGGTACCAAAGCACTATAAACCGGTTAAATGTAATAATCTATGTAGCGTTAATCACTCAGAGAAGAGTATAAAACACCGAGCCGAACGCTCTCTAAAACGTTCCACTACATAAGATATTCCTTTTATTTCGTCAGCTAACGGGCAATCAATCCGCTGAACTAAAACAGCATAAGTGACGAAGTATCTCATAGAAACAGTCAGTGTCGTTGATTGTGGTGAAAACCTGCAAGATATATAAAGTATAAAAATTTAGCAAATAGCTGTTAGAAACGACACTTCTAACAGTTTTTTTGTTTTACAACAGGGCTAATATTCAATACTTCACAAATCTTCATGTATTCACCTATTCTTAATGGTCTTGCTCTTGACCTGCTAAGTAAACTGTCATAGAGAACCATATAATTAATTCCACATAACTCTGAGAGTCTCCTGACGCTTATTCCCTGTTCAATAAGATTCTCCATTATGTAAGAGCTGTAAATGTCCATTATCTTCACCTGCCTTTTTATCCATATAGTCATATTTATTTTATCTTTTAAGAAAGGAGATAAAGCAAATATGCTTAACGTCTTAAAAACTACATATTATGTATTAGCTGTTATATCTGTTCTTGTTAGGATGATTATTTCTGTTAAAAAGAACAAAAAATAACTACTAAATGTATTGTGACGGTGTGTCCTGCATTGATGGGGGGTATATGACGTCAATTAATCACTACACACCATCACTCTCACTTAGCCTGTCTCATCAATGCCGGGAGGCTATCTCCGGCAGACACCCTTTCGGGTGTTTCGACTTGTAAATGTTTCAATTAGCATTTTCACTCTAATCACTACTTGTCGCTCTAAGCGATAACTTGTTTTATACCAATAAAATTTGGTATCATTGAATTATGGAGCGTGACTATTTATGCAAGGGAGGTGAAAATCCTAGGCATATTATTAACATTCTTATTGCGGTTACTGCTCTAGCCTGCAACATCTTAAATATCGTTAAAGTTATTCGTGAATTGAAACGATAGATTTCTATTACATAAAATTTGCTTTGCACGCCCCATTAACCTATCTATTCAGTGGCGGTGTATGACCTTACTATCTGTCGCACACCGTCACTGTATTTCTGGTCTGTCTCGTCAGTGCCGGACAACCACCTCCGGCAGACACCCTCTCGGGTGTTTCGATATTGGATTTATATAAAGGCATTTAAGCTGGGTACGGGTGTCGTGCCTCGCTCCTCCCAGCAGGTGTGCCTTAACCTCGTTACTCAATAATCTCTGCGGGTTTTACATTTTCAAAGTATTTTTTTACTTCGCTGTCCCACTGTTCCTGTGTATAGTAATCCGCACAGTTAAGCACCTCGTCTCCACTTGGATTAGGATATTTTTTCTTGTACTTTCTAGCCGCCTCGTTAATATCCTGTGCTTTTACTATTAAGTATTGTCCTCTTTTGTACGGAAACTCCTCCGCACTACCAAAGGTAAAGTAAAATCTCTTCAAGTGCCACTCTACGCCTAACTCTTCCATAATGTTTGTTATCTCGTCTAGTGCCGCTTTCTTTGCTATTGCCAGCCTACTATCTTCTCCTAGCTCTTCCTTTGCATCTTTGTAAATCTTAAGATTTTCTGCTACATAGTTCCTTAATACTGCTGCCACATTGTCAAGCTCTGCCTGCAATTCCTTTACTTTGTCATCCATTATGCTTACCTCGCTGTTCTGTAACCTCTGTAGGTTCACTCATTGTGAACTTGGTGTTAAAAAAAATAGACTGAACCGTCATTGAATAATATTTTGCAATTGCTATCTTCTTTTCATCTGATGGCAACCTAGCACCAGTTTCATACATAGCATATGCCGATTGACATACACCTATTGCCTGTGCAACTTCAGCTTGAGTTTTTTTCCCTCTTAAAAGTGCTAACCTTTTTCCTATTTTAATTTTATCCATTGCTGTTTTTATTCACTCCTTGTGACTTTTTCTTGATACTATCACTCATTGTGAGTGTTGTCAATCACTTTTTGTGACTTTTTTGTGTTGCTTTTTATCACTTATTGTGATATTGTGTATTTACAAGAATATAGAGGTGTTTAAAATGACTGCTTTTAAAGACATTATTTTGAAATTAAGAACAGAAAAAGGGTTAAGTCAAGAAGCATTAGCTTCTGAACTTGGAATGTCAAAAAGTACAGTTGCAATGTGGGAAACTGGAAAAAGATTTCCATCTCCCGATGTTTATGAAACTCTTGCTGACTACTTTAACGTTGATATGGATTACATTTATGGTAGAACTAATTTACGTCAAAAAATACATTTTGACAATGATGGCAATGCTTATTATTCAAATAACGAAACTCGTGAAATTGCTCAGGAAATCTTTGAAAAGCCAGAGTTGCGTTCTCTATTTGACGTTGCAAAGGATATTCCACCTGAAAGACTTAAAGCACACATTGAATTCATGAAATCACTTAAAGAAAGTAAGAAATAGCGGAGGATAAATTTATGGGATTATTCACTAAGTTATTAGATTATTTTAATTTAGATAATATGAAAGAAAGAAGCAATCAACGGAATTCTGCCAATTCTGATAAAATTATAATAGATATGAATGAAAAGTTAGTTCCTACCCCATCTTCCAAAGGGCTAACCCCATCACCAAACCCCGTCACTGATAAAGAACCCACTAAAGATAATATTTCTATTTCTAATACTGATGCAAATAAAATATTGTCCACCAACATTATTTCAAAAAAAGATGAAGCGGATGCTGACAGTCTGGGTGACTATGAAATACCTGAAAGCGCAGAACAGCCTTACATATCTAATAGATTTTCCATTAAAGGTTTAGATATTTTTTTCATTGACATTGCAAGAGAAATTGTAAATTCAGGAACAATAGAAACTGTTCCTTTAATGAGAAAATATTCTATAGATTATTCAAGATTGCAAAATATAATTACAGAAATTCAAAATGCTAAAATTATAGATGAAAATCATAAAATATTGATAAGTCCTTCTGAGTTTGAAAAGTTTATAGATATATATGAGCCAAGTCTTTTCGACTCTATTAATGGATCATTTGATAAAGATATCTTTATGTGTATTGGAGAGATTTTCTATGAAAAGGGAATTGAGGCGGTTTATTCATGCTTAGATGCAGATGATGTAGTAAATTATCTAAATATTTTTGAAAAATTACAAATTTTAAAATTTAATGATGACCGCTTTGAAATTCTTATGGATAAGGCATCTTTTTTAGAAGTATGTAACAATATTCCTAATAGCTTTTCACCAACAAATGATACAAAGGAAGATTATAATATTATGACAGGTGTAGAATTCGAGCAATTTTGTTCTTCACTCCTTATTAAAAATGGATTTAAAAATGTCAAGACTACTCCTCCGACTGGCGATCATGGTATAGATATTTTTGCTGAAAAAAATGAGATTACATACGCAATTCAATGTAAATGTTATTCTTCAAATGTTGGTAACTCGTCCGTTCAACAAGCATACTCTGGAAAATGTTTTTACAAAAAAGATATTGGTGTTGTTCTTACAAATCATTTTTTTACTGAGCAGGCCAAAAAGGAAGCAACCGAATTAGGAATAAAACTGTGGGATAAAAATAAATTAGACACTCTAATAAAAAATGCAAATGTATAAAGTATTAATATATTATTTACTAATGAGGCAGGTGGTATTTTTTTGATTAATAATATTCCTGATAACGTTGGTGTCCACATCATTAATATGGATACTGCCGTTCACGAACAGATTGTTTTAAATGATGATGGAAGTTTCTCTATATTCCTTAACGCAAGACTAAACAGAGAAGCTCAGATTGTTGCTTACAATCATGCTCTGCATCATATACTTAATGATGATTTCTATAAATCAAATGTAGACAGCATTGAATATCAAGCTCATAAACATTAGTTGCACCGGTGCAACTTCTACTCTCTCCGCTGCAACGGGGAGCATAAACAAAGCACTACAAGTTATGTCCTGAACATTACCCCAATATTAAATTACAAAGGAGTATAACATTATGGAAGACTTAAAACTTAAATTACTTGATAATATCTTAAATTATCAAGTACCAACAATTTCAAAGGATGTTCATTTTTGGATGATTCGTGCACAACAAGGATTTTTTTATAATGAATTCATTACAAATGGTTATGTTGCCCTGGCGTGGAACGCTATTACTTGCTCATCTTCATTTTCATCTGAAAACAAAGAAACATTAACCCAACTAATCAAGGAAAGTTACCCCAGTATAAAAAATACCGGTGCTGTAATAAACAAATGTGAAAAGTTTATTTTTCAAATGAAAGTCGGTGATATTGTTATAATTCCCGGTTCCCACGGTAATTCTTTTACCCTTGCATATGCCGGTGAATACTTTGAAGAGCCAACTTTTACCATAGAAGATGAAAATAGAACTATCCTCACATTAGATGATTCCAAGACTTCAGTAAAATGTCCTTATAAAAAAAGACGTTATATAGAAATCATTAAAACTGTACCACGTTCATACCTTACCCCAGCTCTCCAACGTGCTGTTTCATCATACCATGGAATCAGTAATCTTGATGACTATGCAATAGATATATTGTCCGTATTATATAACTGTTTTATTTATAATGATACTTTTGCTCTTGTATTTTTTGTAAAAAAGCAAAATCCAATTAAGCCCAAAGAACTCATCAATCTTATGTATAGTTGTACAAATGTATTATCAACATTTATAAATGAGGATGGTCTTTCTACAAAATTAAATCTTAATTCTCCTGGCCCTATCAGTTTTTTAACTAATACATTTAATTTATTTAAAGATAACTGGTACCATATACTGGCAATACTGATACTATTAACTGGTGGTCAATTGGGTAGTATTAAATTTAATGGAATAATCCCAGCTCTAAAAAGCTTATTTGATTCTAAGCAGGATAAAGAATTGAAGAAGCTTGAAATTGAAGAAAAAAAAGTTAACATTAAATTAAAGGAATTTGAGCTTGCAGAGAAAAAAAAGAAAGCTTTTCAAGATGAAATTGCTTCCCTTAATATTTCACCTGATGCTTTCTTTTCCAACTTAGAAACCTTTTATAATTCCATCAATAGTATGGAAATTGAAACGATTGCTAATTGTGCGGTACCTGATTCTTATACCATTCCTCAAAATAACGAATCACATGATACAAACGAGGTCCAATAAAAACAGATAAAATAATTGCAATGATGAAGAACAAAATATAGGCTGTTGTATTTCCTTCATATATTGCTGTTAATCCCATATAATCAATAACATTAAATGTAATACTGATTACAAAGCAGCAACACAGTATATAGATTAATATGTCTATTACCTTCTTCATTGTATAGTTCTCCTATATTTAATGAATTTATTATATCATATAATTAAAATAAAAACCCCCCCGGCGGCAACGGGGGAGCACAAGCAAAGTACCACAAGTGATACAACGCCCTGAACAAGCATATTGTATCATCTAGCCCGGTATTTTGCAAGTCGGGCTATTTTTATGCCCATTTTCATATAATTTGAAAGGGTGATACATAATGACACTGAAAAACGCATGTGCATATATCAGAGTCTCAACTGACAAGCAGGAAGAGCTTTCTCCTGATGCACAGAAAAGACTCATCATTGATTACTGTAAAAAGAATGGTTACACAATAACAAACGAAAATATATTTTTTGAAAACGGCATATCAGGCAAAAAGGCTGACAAACGTCCGGAATTCAAGAGAATGATTGCACTGGCAAAATCAAAGGAACATCCATTTGACGTTATTCTTGTGTGGAAATTCAGCCGTTTTGCAAGAAATCAGGAGGAGTCAATAGTTTATAAATCCATGCTCAAAAAAGCCAATGTGGACGTTGTGAGTGTGTCAGAACCGGTTATTGACGGTCCGTTCGGCTCACTCATAGAACGTATCATAGAATGGATGGACGAATATTATTCTATTCGTCTATCCGGAGAAGTTATTCGAGGTATGACAGAAAAGGCACTTAGAGGAGGTTATAATGCGCAGCCACCCCTTGGTTACAGAAAAAACTCTGATACTAGTATTCCAGAAATTTATGAACCGGAAGCGGTAATTGTTCGTAATATTTTTAGTTTTATATCACAAGGACTATCCCTTATTGATACAGCAAGATCAATCAACAACATGGGATTTCATACCCGGAGAGGTGGTATGTTTGAACAGCGTACTATCAGATATATAATAGAAAATCCTTTTTACTATGGATATGTACGTTGGAACAGACAGAACCCTTCTGAACACACTATTAAAGATAAATCTGAATGGATAATTGCTCCAGGGGCTCATCCTGTACTTATAAATAAAGAATCATGGGACTTTGCCAATGAACAGTTAATTAAAATATCACGTCCTTACAAAGAACGTGGGACATCCGGTATCAAGCATTGGCTCTCAGGGATTGTTAAATGTTCCTCATGCGGAAGTTCTCTTGTATCTAATTCACTTTGGAAAGGTCATTCAACAAGTTTTCAATGCAGTGGATATAACAAGTGCAAGTGTAAGGTAAGTCACTACATCAAAACAGAACGTCTTGAAGCGGGTATTTACGAAGGATTTCTTAAAGTATTATCATCCAAAAATGTTACTTACGAAAAAGTATCTGAACATTCCTATGAAAAAAAGGTCGATACTGCTGCACTTCTCAAAAATATAGAGGACAAGGAACGCCGAATCAAGCAGACGTATCGTGATGGTATTGATACTTTAGAAGAATACAAAGACAATAAAGCTATTCTTCAAAAAGAACGTGAAAAAGTTATGGAAATAATATCAAAACAAAAGCCGGTTCAACATGATGAAAATAATGAAATAATGCTCAGTCAAATAAAAAATGCTTATGAAATCATTAAAAATGAGGAACTTGATAAGCTCACAAGAGCAAATGCAATACGTTCTGTTGTAAGCAAAGCTGTTTATGACAATGAAAAAGACACTCTTGATATATACTTTAGATTAATAGAAAAATAGGGAATATCATCTTATATAGATGTCATTCCCTATATTCTATGATAGCTACCTCTGATAGCCTATATGCCTGTGAATCTGTTAATCTTAATTTTGTTTCACTACTATGTATTTCTGAATGATACTTGCTTCTTTCTGAAGGCAAATATGAAACTACTGCTGAAACATCCCTGCACTGCCCTACAGTTACAGAAACAACATTTCCCTGAAAGGATTTCTTCATATCTGCAAGAACATCTTCATCTTTTCGGTAATATCCTCTTTCTACGGATAAACCATCTTTCTTTTTTAATGCCGCTGATGATAATTTACCATTCTTTTTCCAAAAACTAGGCATTTTTGTTTCTGGAAAAACTGCTCTATATAATTTTTCATCATTCTCAAAATGACTATCCATAGAATTCTTCTACCACCTTATCTATAGATTCTGGTTCAATACTATAATTTTTCTCATGTCCGTCTTTATCCACTGAATAAACATTCACATCATTTTCTGATATCTCAAATTCCAGATGAGAACCATCCGCGCCATCATATTCTATCTGTATTGAATCACATGCTGTAGGAAATATCTCAGGCTGATTTTGTAATCTCATAATAATTTCCCTTACCCTGCTTATTAAGCAATTACTAAATGGTTGAGCCCCATCACCATCCCAATCTTCTTTTAATTGAGAAATCTGTTCCAACTTTTCTAAATTCATTTTCTTCTCTTTATCCATATAATTCCTAATAATATAATCATCTTCCATATAATTATATCCCGGAATATTGCATACAATACCACTTTGTAATGAAAAAGTCTTATAGATATTCTGTACTGACCCTTCTTTCATAACCCTATAATCCTGTCCATTAATTACCTGTCCTGCTACAGGCACGCTGCTAGTCATCATCATTGTTGCGCAAAGAACACTTGTCATTAAAGATTCACACTTTTTTCCAACAATCCAACTATTTACCTTCTTTTCTTCTCTCATTATCATCACTCACAATCACTTCAATCTTATATTCGTTCATTAACTTATTATTAAAATATACCTTAGTGCTGTAGAGTCCCTTTTCTCTCAAAACCAAATTTCTCATATCCATATTAAACTGCATTACATTTGGCATATTTACACTTTTTTCATCCTGAGGTAATTCAAATTCTATATTATTTGAATCATAAACAACCTCATCTTCCGGGGATATAAACTGAAAACGTATAGAATTTTTAACATTAACATCAAATCCTGCTATATTACATGAAATAGTAAATGAATAATTGCTTGGTATTGCTACAGGTTCTAAAAACTGTAATGGTTTAACAATCTGAGGTACAGGTCCCTCCGGTGTAATCTGCATCTGCACACTATCACAATACAAAAAAGATGATATATATTCCACTTCATATCCCTCCTTAACATACTATCTATTGCTACTAATATACAATTTTTTTAATCTTATGTCAATTCCCCGCCCCCCAGAAAATACTAAAAAAAACCACTATACTTTACGGAAGTACGGTGGCCCGGATGGTGAGGCAGGTGCAAGTATGCGATATATGTCACAGCGTTATTCAATAGGTGACAGGCAGGTTGCAGGAGTCCTTACCGATATCGCTACAGAAGAATTGGCACATTGATGTTGGATATTGTAGCAAAATGCTTTCATTATGTTAATTTTTTAAATGACAAGTTTCCGTTTTCTCTTGGCAGAAAAGCAAATTGTCCAAGCCTTAATGAATTGGTATATTCACCGTCTGTGACATATAGCTTATTATTGCTGAAATAAGCCACTTCTGCATTACTCTGAAGGAATGATATTCTATTATTTGCAATCTGTAATTCAAGTTCATTTCCAACTTCACCAAGAAGGATTTTTCCATCAATGAATCGGATGTATTTCTTGATTTCTTCAAAGTTTGCATCTGTTCCCTGTGCCAGTGCTTCAAGGTCTGCCAAATACTGATTGAACAAAATAGCAACTGAATTCTTATTCTGCTCAACAGTAGTGCTTACAGAGGAAATTAATGAATCGGTCTCGTCTTTCAAATAATATTCCTCCGACACTTTAGACATTATGTTTGTTTCTGACTTTGATATCTCGGATGAAACATTCTTTTCCATTAAGTAAAATGCCTGTGTGGTGTCATTTACTGTCACCCAATTAACATACTGATAGTAGGTATCTTCCACCCATGCCGGGGTTGTGGTTCCTGTTACTGCTGAATATGCACCTGTTTTTGAATTAAAAATGAAGTATGTTGTATAATTGGAAGCCCAATCTGAAGGCTCTGCAATTAAAAGTTGATATTCAGGTGCATATCTTTTCAGTAATGGTGGATTCAGGGATGTATCAAGCCACAGCATTGATGTATCTGTCGGCGGTGTGTCACTCTGAATGGCTGCATCCTTTCCATTCTGGCCGTCTGCACCATCCTTGCCGTCTTTTCCGTCTTTGCCATCTTTGCCATTCTTAACATCAAGCACCTGTGTCATATTCCCTGTCAATGTCTTGATAGTTCCGCCTAACGTTAACTTATTTGCAACCGGATTCATAAGGTCAATCTGCAGCTTTGTAACTCTGAAATTCTGATCTATTCCATGCGGGTTGCTTGTTACCCTAACATAAGTGCCAAGGTGGAACGAATTGATATTTTCTTCAATACCTGCAAGGTCTGCTGCCGATAGTTCAAGTGTATCAATAGCACTTGACAGGCTCGCAAGATATGCTCTGCCCTTCGTCAGAAGGTTTGATGCAACTGTTACATCATCCCATATGTTTGTTCCGAATATAAGCCCATACTGTGCCACTGCATCAGCATCCGTAATATAATCAAGACCGCCATTTTCTGATTTGATTGTCAGCCTTTCCTTTGTCTCATTTCCTTCAGCATCCTTTAAATTTGCACCAAGGGGAATTAATGCTGTTATGATATCCTGTCCCTTGCGTTTTCGCTCCATATCAAGCAAATTCTTTGCAAATTCGATTTTCTGATTTGATATGGCTGTATAGTCTGCCAAATAGTCAATGTAATTCACACCGTTCTGATGTCTTGCAATTATATGACCGCCTAACAGGGCAATCAACTTCTTGTCTATCACTTCCCATGTCTTTGTGTAGTTAATATCTGACCTTGTAATGGTGTTGTTTGGATCCGTCACAGTGACATTGCCAAGGGCAAATTGTTTTGATTTATCTACTTGTGAATTGTGAGCTGTTATAAGCTGACTCAGGAAGCCTGTTATGCTTCCTGAGTAATTATATGGCCTTTGAATCGAATCAAATAAAAAAGCCAATTCACCCTCACAAGTGATTGACTTTTCATTGTAGAATCCTATTTCTTCATTAAGCACCCTTCCCCGGAATAACAAATAATCATCTTGATATACTGTCACAATGGATGTCAGTTTCTTAATTACATCATAATACGGATGATCCGGATATATAGTGAAGGTGAATGACCCTGTCTTGTTGTCTTCAAGTGACACCTTTGGTTTTATTATTTTAAGATTTTCTATCGTGCTCGAATACAGCAAAAAGCTATCACAATATACTTCATACATAGTCCTACAGCCTTCCTTCCTGATAAGTGAATGTAACATTACCTGTTCCGGTAACTTTTACTGTATTAGTGCCTTCGACAAGTTCCAAAGTTGGGATAATGAATGTGCCTGCGCTGTGCTGAATTGTTTTTTTACCAAAAGCAAATGTCATTGTTGCATCACTTGTAATGGTTGGCACAACTCTTTTTCTAAGGTTTGGAAGTGTAATGGTTGTAGAACCACTGACAGCCTGTGACACCACTGTTTTATTCTTCTTATACTTGTAAGGTTCACAGTCACAATCAATCTTGATGCTTCCAATTCCTCTTTCATTTGCGAAATCTGATACTTCAAGTCTTCCTACATAATAGAAATCAGGATCTTCATCAAGAACAATTTGGACTTTCTTCCCATGTAATGCATCCAATATCGCAGAATACAGTTCCGGAAACTGCGATTGTGGTACTATTGATTCGAATTCAAAATTTAATTGACGGTTGTTGTATTTTACATCACCAAAATATTCAGTGTAATCAAGAACACCATCACCGCCCTCGATTTCAACTATTGCTGTTTTGACAGCAGGACTTCCAATTGTCTTCTTAGTGCATATCAGATTCAAATTATCATAGCTTTTGTACGTTCCAAATTTAATTTGATTCATTCATTTATCGGCCCCTTTCTTTGGCTGAGTAAATATCACCAAGCTGTGCATCCATGGCAGGTGCCATTTCGCCAACCATTGTTCCAGTGTCAAGTACAATATTCATTGATGTGATGGCTTTGATAAGTTCATCAATCTTACCAACAACATCATTACCGCCACTATTATTTAGCTTATCAGCAAGTTTATTAATCCATCCGGTGTTTTTTTCCAATGGAACCACGGCTTCATCCCCATCACCTTCAAGGAATCCAATCTGTCCTTTCCTGAGAACTCCACCTTTTGCAAGGTGAGGTGTCTTATGTGATGATGATGACGTTGAAGTATTGCTTGAAGTCTTTCCCGAAGTCCCATTTGAATATACGGAAGAAAATGCTTCATTCATTATTTTACCGAGTTTCTGCATAAGAGTAACTTTATTGCCCTCTGCGCCATTTGCAATGCCCTGTATCATATAACTTCCAACAGATTCAAACTGCCATGATGTCAGCTTGCTGCTCATACTTTTGAAGAAGTTTTCACCGATTTCGCCACCCGCTTTTGTATATTCCTGTGAAGCTTTTGTGAAATAGTCCTGTGCTTCTTTCAGGTTCTTCTCATACATTTCACGTTCTTCATCAGTACAGTTCTTTGACATTTTTTTATACAATTCAACCTGGTTTGACAGACTGACCGCCGCATCTTCCATCTGCTTTTCAAGTATTGCTTTCTGTTCATCTGCTGACTTAGAAGCCAAATCAGAAGCAGCCTGAAAAGCCTGTCCTTTCTTATCAAGCAGTTCAAGTGCTTTTTCATTTTCGCCCTGCATTATCAAAGTTTGTGCTGTTTCGTACTGTGATATATCGGCATAATACTCACTAACAATATTCTGTGCATTAAGAAAGGCTTCCTGCGTTGCTGCCGCTGTTGCTTGTGCATTTTTCCACGTTTCGGAACTTTTATCAACACCCTGTTCTTCAAGTTCTGTCAGTTTTGCAAAGGCATCTGCCCTTCTCTGCGAAGCTTCATTCAGCTTATTTTCTGCATCTGTCCTGTTCTGAATAGCTGTTTTGTACTTTTCCTCAGATGCTTCAAGAAGAATTTCTATTTTCTTTTTCTCAATTGTCTTATCAATTTCTTCCTGTAAGTCTTTGTAATTCTGAATCTGATTACCGGTCCACTGAATCTCGGTTCCAAGTGCTTCAGACAACTGCCCTGTTATGAACTCTGCCCTTGCTCTGTCTTTTTCGGAAACATTACCCTGTTCATCTGCTAAGTTCTGTAATTCCTGCCACAGGCTTTCTACTGTCGAAACGTTTGCAAGTTCTTTTTCAGCTTTCTGATCTATTGCATCCCTTGCTTCATTCGCTGCGTCTCTCATATCACGCATGGCATCTGCTTCATCCCTTGCAGCCTGAACCGCTGCATCAGTCTTTTCTTTTGCAAATCCGAAAGCCTCTGCAAGTGCATTCAGCCCCTGTCCGATAAGGTCAAGAATTGGTTGAAGAAGTGAAACAACAACATCAAGAATTGGCTGCAGCACATCCAAAAAGCCCGAAAGAATTGGGAGAAGTATATCAAGCAGGCTTTGAAGTGGTGGCAATATTGCTTCTACAAGTTCCGCCAATGGTTCTAAAATCATAGATAAAGCATCCATTATCATTGGAAGCAGCTCCTCTAATGGCGGCAAGATTACATCTATTAAATTCAAAAGAACCGGAATAATGGTATCTAATATGTCTTCCAATGGTGGCAGTAAGTTTTCAATAATTTTCTCAAAAGCTGGTAAAATTTTATCAAGGACCTGTGATATGACAGGCAATATCTTCTTTCCAAAATTCTGCAGCATAGGAATGATTTTGCTGAATATAGACTTAAATGTGTTTATAAATTTAACAATATTCTTTCCTAATTCTCCACCAAATCCGGGAAGAATTGTTTCCAATAAGTCGGGTAATTGATTAGTGACATCATTCAATAATCTTTTTGCTCCGTCTACAATGGACGGAACCAATGTTTTCAGTAGTTGAGGTATGTATGGAACTATTTTCTGTACCAATTGTGAAAGACCGTCTATAAGCCGTGGTAACGTTTCCATTATCCTTGGCACAAGGTTAGATGCAACTGTTAATACAGAATCAATCACATTATTAACTAAAGTACCAAAATCCTGTGATTCATCAGCCATTCCGGTAACGAAATTAGTCCATGCACCCTTCATTGACGATATAGAACCTTGAATAGTGGTTGCTGCTTCTTTTGACGTTGTACCTGTTATCCCCATTTCGGTTTGTACAACATGAATAGCATCAACAATATCACTGAAAGAAGATATATCATATTTGATTCCTGAAATCTTTTCAGCATCCTCAAGCAATCGAATCATTTCTTCTTTAGTTCCGCCATATCCAAGCTTCAAATTATCCAGCATAGTGTAATTCTGCTTTGCAAAACCTTGATATGCGTTCTGAATCGATTCCATAGCGGTACCCATTTTATTAGCATTATCCGCCATATCCGTAATCGCTAAATTGGCTGATTCGGTAGCTTTTGCCGTGTCTCCGTCTAGTGACTGTAATAGTGATGCTGAAAAACTTGTCACAGTATCCATATACTCATTAGCAGATAGTCCGGCAGTCTTATACGCATTGTTGGCGTATTCAACAACCTTGTCTTCACTATCTTTGAAAAGTGTTTCAACACCGCCGACAAGCTGTTCATATTCAGTGTAATTTTCAACTGCTGACTTAGTCAAAGCCCCCACCACCGTTGATACTGTTCCAATCGCAGCCGCACCTATTTTTGCCATTTTAACAATCGTTTTCCCTATTGCTTCATAGGTATTTCCAACCGTTTTGAATGATTCGCCGATTTTTTTTGCAGACTTCTGTGATGCATCAGACACTTTTTCTGTATCTTTTTCCGCTTTTTCAGCCCCACTTATTGCAATAGTTCCTAATATCTTAAATAATTCCATAAGATTCACCCCCTTTTCTTTTCAAAATAAAAAAGGCTGAAAATATCAGCCTTTTTAGCCATCCGGGACAAAGTTGTCCAGGATGTTCATTGATTGTATTACTGTTGCTTCAAGATTGGATTTTGGCTGTGGTTCATCATTCCCAAATCCAAGTCTTCTTTTAAACTCATCATAAGACACTTCAAGAAATGGATAATGAAGATAGTATTCCCATAACAAATCATCATTTGTTATCTCAACAAATTCACAAATAAAATCAAGAAATCTTCCACATAAAATCATCTGGTCCATCAGTTCATATGGATTTGAATATCTTTTAAACAGCAAATCCATGAACATGATGTCACCTATTTGAACAATTTTGAAACAACCTTGAAAAAATTTCTGAATCCTTCCTGCTTGAATACATCCACAATCATTGCCATGAATACTTCGGCATCAAGATTTGCGATTTCTGTCTTTGTTTTGCCTGATAAATTCGATAAAAGCTGATAGATGCTTTCTTCTGCACTTGCAAGGTTGGAAATCACCACTGTTGATATATCAAGCATGATTGAAAGCCCGATTTCATCAATTGCACCCGGCATCTTTGCGGCACCCGGCATCTTTGCGATAAGTTTCTTGACTTCCGCTGAATGGAAGCACTCCTTCAGTTCTGCATATCCAATCTGTTTCAGAATAGTTGAAAAGATAAATACATCTTTACTTGATAACTTCCTAAGTGGATATGGATTTTCAATGATTGCATCCTCTTTTACTTCTTTGATTTCTTCGATTGTTTCAACTGATGTTTCGCTCATTCTTATATTCCTTTCCTTTTAACCGCTTTGTGTTCGGCTTCTTCTTTATCAATAATAACCACAGGCTCAACATATTGGCCTGATTCTTCTATTTCTCTAAACCTGTTTTCCCCACATTCAAAGGAACTGCCAACTGTGTGCAGTTCCCCTGTGTGGCGGTCAACAAATTCTTTAATTACATTGACCTTCATATTAGTTCACCTCTATGCTGATTCCTTTGGGTAGTAAATTTTCCAAGGAAGTTTTGTAAGGTCTGATGTTATATCAGCGTGGCAAGCAAATGTGTACGCACCCACTGAACCTTCTTTGGCTTTTCCTTCACTGTTAAAGCCTGATGTACAGATAGCATTTTCAAGAATCGCAATGACCTTTCTTTCATCCATTGTTTCGCCAACAAAGGCAATGTTTTCCCAGTAGTCACCTTCTGAAATGTCTGTCTTTGACTCAATAAGATCAAACGTTGAATCTTCTGAAGTTCCATCAGCACCGATTGCGGCTGCCTTGATAATGTCCTTTGTAAGTTCAGCAAGGTTGATGTCCATTGATGCTGTTTCACCAATCTTCTTTTTAAGACCCTTAACAAGGACATTTGCCCCATCCACAGTCACATCATAAAATTCAGGAATAATTGCAAGTTTTGAACCGCCATTGGTTGCACCAATGATTGATTCATTAAAGTTCCAAGAACCCTTTCCACCGCTCGCACCTGCAGTGTACTTCAATCCCTTGTGAATAGTTCCGGCACCAAATAATATGTTTTTTGGTGTATCTGCTGTAATACCATGTTTTCCTGCTACTGCCATATTAGTTCACCATCCATTCTTTAATAGTTAAATTAATTTGTAATTTCTTAATGAAATCATCCCCTGTTGGTACAGGGAAACTGTTTGTATAAAAAATGGCAACCCCTGAACCATTATCAAAGATTGCCCGGTTTCCACTTATTGTTGGAAATAAGTCTTTAATTGTCTTTTTATCATTTTCAAGAATAAGCATATCTTCTTTCGCATAGCCTGTCAGAATGAATGTTGCTTCTTCAAGCCCGTCTTCTGACATTGGCTCTGTTTCTGAATATTCGCCTACCCAATAACGATTCAGGGATTCAATTGATGAATTGAATTCCTCGTATTCATACGGAATCCCTGCGGATGTCAATGCATCACTAATAAATTTCAATGTTTCTTTCTGCATTCTGCATCAATTTAACCCTTTCATCTTACTTTCAAACATCTTAATAATCGGATTCTTCAGCTTTTGAAAAGCTCTGAAAAATGCCCTTGTGCCTTTCTTTCCGGTTGTGGTATGCCAGTTGCCTTTTTTATCCTTATAGTGCCAGGCTGTTTTCCTGCCATCACCGTTTAGAGCATGAATACCTGTTCCAAACTCTTCCCATATTGCATTTTCTAAAGGGCTTCCGACTGTGGATTCAAGTTTCTCTTCATCAACAACATATTCAAATGAACCTTTAGTCTGTTCTGTGTCCACCCTTGAATTTCTTGCTGTCTGTGATACGATTTCTCCTGAAGCTTCAATAAGGGCAGCAATAAGGGCTTCATTGATTTTTCCGTTGACTTCAACTGAAAAATCTTTAAATTGAACATCATTTTCCATATCACTGCCCCCCTGTATACTTCAAGTAGATTTCAATCTGTTCATGTAATTCCATAGGATCATCAATCAGAAGGATGTCAAACACCTTTCCACCGACAACAAGCCTGCTGTTCTCTGCCTTGATTCTTGCATCCAAAGGAACATAATCACATAGAAATACATGTGTGCTTTCCTGAATCTTAGCATTAAAAGTGGTGTATTTGCTGTCCCCGCCTGTCAGGTCAAGCCAGCCTTTTACATTCTGAACCGCTGTCCACGTCTTTGACGTTCCGCCTATTTCGTTCTTTACAGTGCTTTGCACTCTGATTTCCGCTGTTGTATTGCCACTAATCATATTAAAATCTCGCTTTCATATAAGGCTTCAGAAAGCCGACAAGGGATTTCGGATAACCAATAGTGGAATTATCACCGTCCATGTTAAAGTAGGTCACAGAATGTCTGCTGATCGTTTCTGACTGAATCCCGACCTTGTCCCTGTTGCTCAGGTCCCATGAAAGCATATTCACAACACCCATCTGCACATCCATAGGATATTCAACTTTTGTGACAAGCACATCTGATTCAGCCGTTAAGCTCTCATTCAGCCCCATGCAACCATTATCAAAGTCTATACTGTCAATTATATACAGACCGCTATTATAAGCCGATTCTGACAACTGAACAGTGTCCCCAACCTTGAATAATGATGATGCACACATCAATCCGACTTCGGATGATACATCACACCTGATTCTTCTGCTTCGATTCTGAAAGTTATTGTTGGTATATTTCCTTATCAGGATTTCCAGTGCCTGAAGCTTAGCTTCAAGCACCTTATCCTTCTCTGAACCGGTATCAATCAACTCTTTCAGTCGATTCACAGTCATAATCATAATAAGATCACCGCCTTACTACTGTTCAATGACATTATATCCTTCATGTTCCTTGAACCAGTCAGCCATACGCTTAGATGTGATTTCAGCTCTGCCATTAGCGAACTGTACACCACCGGCACCTATTCCGCAATATGTAGAACCATTAATAACTGATACAATCCAGCTCTTAGGCTTTGCTGCTGCAGATTCTACAGCAACATCCGCCTGCTCCATTGTCTTCGTTTCCTTCGTTTCCTTCGCTGTCATATTCATCACCTTATCCTTTCTTACGCAATTTTGATATTTCTGAGAACACCAGCGTGCTGTGTATTCTTAAGTACTGTAGCTGCGATCATCTCAACTTCAGCGTCCTTAACCGTACCCGGTTCATTGAAGTTTGGAAGATACTGATCAATTACAGAACCGCCATTCAGGCTGATTCCGTGGAATCCGTCATTAACGTCGAATTTAACAGCATAAATATCTGTAAGTCCTGTTGTTGCGGAGCTTGCGCTTGCAATAGTCCTTGAAAGTCCTTTTTTAACCACATGACCGGCAGTTGCTGCACTTCCGCTTACAGTGTAATAATCCTGCATATCGACAAGCTTTACTCCGTCAATTGTAGTTATACGTCTTCCAAATGCTTCCTCGCTCTCTGTCTTGTATCCAAGGATACGGGCAACAGTCTGAATTTTAGTGATCATCTCTGTATTAATGAGTACTGCATCAGCAGCTGTTGTCTTAACAAGAAGACTCAGCGCCTCGTAGAACTCATCTGCATTGGATTTGATTGCCGTAATAGTTGACAAATCAATGGCCTTGTCTGTACCATACTCTGTTGTTGTTCCAGCAAGCATAGAATCAAGTCCCTGGAACTCCGGATGATCTCCCGAAGCTGTTGTGGTTGCATCTCCATTAATCATTGTATAATGGAAGAGGTTCACGACCGCTTTGATATGCTCTTCTATCTGATATGCCATGTTGTCGAAGTTACCGGCTATTCTGTTGAGCACCCTGTCCATCTGAACAGCTCCACCCATGATTGCAAGATTAGCCTCGCACTCCTGCTTGGTAGCTGTTGAAGCAGTATAAGAACCGCCTATCTTTCTGAACTCTGCTGTTGCAGGAAGTACCTTTCTGAGATACTTGTACTTCATTGTTGAGCCACCGCCTGATGCTGATACGCAGTCATCAAATGTAAGCATCTGAAGTACTGTTGAATGTCTGAGGAAGATATCCACAATCTGTGAGAATACCTTGTCACTCATACCTTTCTTAATTTCTTCTAATGTCTGTGCTGCCATATTGTTCACCTTACCTTTCAATTATTACTGGTTGTTACCATCATATTTCTGTTTTAATGCCTCTGCTAAATTTTTAGGCTCGGCATTGTTATTGCCAGGATTGCCACCTGGCAGCCTGTTCTCAATGATGTGCCTCTGACCATCATCTGAGCCGGATGAAGCTGTGAACTGAGTCGGGAACTGTGCCTTGAGTGACGTGAGCATGTTATCCCAACCTTTGATGTTGCCATCATCATCAAGCTTCAGCTCTTCATTCTTCTCTTTGAGACCATTCTTAATCTTATATGTCATGTAATCAGAATCGACTGCATGAGCCTCAAGCAGAGCCACCTTAATGGCTGCATTGATTTTTGTCTCTTCAAGTTCTTTCTGGAGCCTTGCGTTCTCCGTTTCATACGTTGAAATTTTCTGCTGCATGCCTTCATCTCCCTTGGAAGCCTTCTTAAGCTCCTCAATGAGCTTTGTTGCATTTCCGATTTCCGTGTCTTTGCCGGTAATCAGTCCATTAAGCTTCTCAAGTTCTGAATCATACTTCTCTTTACTGACATATTTGCCCTCAGACAGATCTGCATATCTTACATGCTTAAGCTTATCTGCCTCTGTGCTGTTCTTCTCGTCAATCTTTGTCTGTACCTGCTTATACAGTTCTTCTCCTAACAGTTCCTTTAATTCCATTGTTCTATCCTTTCTTGGCTTTAATCGTAGCCACACTGGCAGTTATCACTCTTGCCGGAGTTATTAGTTGTTCGTCACAGTTTTTATGTCATAAGCCGTTTGGACAATATAAAAGGACATCCATTTCTGAATATCCTAAAATAACTTATTTAAGTTTTTTTACGTCAACCCAAAAGCTGACCTGCCCAGAAACACCAACCCTTGATATACTGTTGGTCATTCGGATTCTACCATTCTTAACAACTGAATCCCATGTGCGATAGATTCCTGACCGATTTCCGATTGAAGCACCCGATTCAGATGAATACACCGGAACATCTTTCAATGTGTATGCTGTACCTGCCTTGATTGCCGGTGTTATCTGCTGTGTTGGTGCTGTGCCTGTACTCAATCCGACATCAGCAATCGCAATCCAACATGTGACCTGTCCTGCCACACCTACCCTTGAAGAGGAATTGGTGACTCTGATTCTTCCTGACCTAACCACATTATCCCACAGATAGAATGTGCCTGACTTGACACCATAGGCAGTTTTGGCACTTTCTGATGAATAACATGATGTATTCTTCAAAATGACCGCCTTACCTGCCACAACGCTTCCTGTGGTGCTTGATGTGTCCATTTCAAACTCAATTCCACAGTAAATAAAGCCAAGGAACGGTCTATTGCTTGCATACATATATCCTGATGCCTTTGTAATTTCCTGCGTGTAGAACTCTAAGCCTTTCCATGCACTGTTACTTGTCACAATGTCTCCGTTGGCTTTTATCTGTTCGACAATAGCAACGTGACCCGCTCCGTCTGTGCTATTATGTGTCTGGCCTGCTTTCCATACGCAAATAGCACCCAATTTAGGAACCTGTCCTGTCTCATATCCTGCCTTTTTTGCTTCGGCCCACCAATCCTCTGCATTGCCGTACATTTTTGGGAATTTGCCTGTTATTTCGGCAAATCTGCCGTGAACGTATGCGGTGCAATTAGGCATACCAAAACCGCTTCTGAAAAAAGCGTTGTCATTACTGTAATAATGGCGGTCTGTCTTTGCCGGGGCTGTCAATCTTGCCGTATATTTTGGCATTATTCATCACCTCTTTTTTTATATTTCAATCTGTCCCATAATGTCTTTAACTGTTCCCAACCGTTCGTTGTCACAAATGATATAAAGAAGCTCAATATAATCGCTCCTACAATGTAATACCACACTATTTTGAAGCCTTTTACCTGCAGATACACAACTATGCTTATTACTGTGATAATAAGTGCTGTTATATATACCTGAATTGCTGTTGGAATCTTATTAAAGACCTTCCATTCCTTTGTCACCTGCGTGATTACGCTTGTGATAAATGCAATAACACCTATCACTGTTAAAACCATTGTGATGTTTCCTATTATGTTTTCCATGTTATTTCTTCCTTTCTAAATCCTCAATTCTATGATTGATTTCCTTGATCTGTTCTTCTACAACAGGCATTCTTTTCGCAAAATTGTTGTGTTCCCTAACCTCTCTTGTCAGTTCATCAATCTTGCAATCTGTGACCGCCTGTGATGTTTTGAGTGTGTTCTCAACTTTGTGATTGCTCGTTACATTAGTAATGATAATCCCGACAAGCCCCACTCCGCTTGTGATTAATGCAGCAATTATTCCGTACATCACCCTTTCTCCTTTCATAATTTTTTGTATAAAAAAAGCACCCTTGTCGGATGCTCTTTTGACAATTATTAAGCGGATTCTACAGTTCCGAACTCTTTAATATATGCATCTGCGTCAACCACGCCAAGCAACTTTTTAGCTTCCTCGCCTGAAAGTGGTGTGATTCCGTCAACCGAGGTCTTGAAGTACGCCCCATTCTTTGTCTTAAAAAGTGCTTCTGTTCCGTCTGCGAATATTACAGAAGAAGCCGTTGTGTCATACATTTTTTCGTTAATTATTGCTTTCATTCTTTCGCCTTTCCTTTTTATTTATCTATAATATATATATATTTCAAAAGTGGATGCCTGTCCGTTATACAGCTCTTTAGTCCATGCCATGTTAAGTGACATGTCAAATCCATCTTTATCCGTTCGTGATGTTGACATTATTCTCACTGTTGCATAATAACTAGATGAATAATAGTAACCGTTTATCATATCTTTTTTAACATCATTGTATGAAACGTAAAAAGGAAAAGTTGCTCCGTGGGATGTTTTAACAACGATATAATATTCATAAGCAATATCATATACTGATTGTGGGATATGTATCTTGTTACCTTGAGTAGCGTTTCCGATTGATATCCACTTTTTGTTTGCCTTACCATATAACGAAGTTTGATTACTTGTTCCTAACCCTGCAATAACATCATCCTCGCTTCTAACAGCCTTTCTGAACCTTATGTCCATATTCACATCAAGCAGGTCTTCTTCTGATACCTTGCCAAGTGCAATACCCTTTCCGGTATTTCTAAAATCTATCAATGTGAAAACAGTTCCGACAGACTTTTCATAAGTCGCTGATGAAAAATCATCATTTACTGTAACCCTGATGTTGTAGGATGAATCTATATTGGCAGCAAATATCTTTGTTGGTGTTTGGCTGTATGCTGTGTATGTGCCTACTGTTGTCCATGATGTTTCGGTGTTTTTCTTATATTCAAGCTTTGCTGTTGCGTGATTCTTATTGTTTAGAGCTGTTACAACCGTTTTAAACGAAGCACTTATATAAGCTCCGTCTGCATCTGCTGTGCCTTCTGAATTGCATCTTCCTGCTGTCAGATAGCTGATTGTTGGGGAAGTGTATGCAAGCACTGAAATAGTTGTTGTTTTAGTTACTGTTCGCCCTCTGCTGTCCGTTACTGTCACGGTGATAGTATTTATACCACTTGAAATCAAAACTCCTGTGGTGAGCGAATTTGCCGTATAGGTTACGCCGTTTGCAACAATCTTGTATGATTTAATTGATGAAGAGTACGAACCTGACGCACTAACAACAACCTTCAGCGTTGACTTATTCTGAACATACCCGCCATACTTTGATAAATACCCTTTTGGGTCGGTACAGGTTATAGAGCTAATGGAAGGAACCATACTTGACGTCACCGTTGCTCTAAACGTTACCGACTTTGTACCAATCAACTTACTTCCGTTATATGTATCAACATAAATTGTTCCCCAGCCTGATGTTGCACTAGGAATATTATTTGCAAAATCAAGCGGTATTTTCCATTGACAGTTATATTGAACGTTAGTCGCTATAGTTCCGCTCTTATTTCCCCAAGCATATCTCACAGTATGTCTGAAATTTGAGGAATTTGAGTTCATGTGGATAGTGATTGTACTACCCAATGCCCCGACATTCTGCGTTGTATTCGGATAGGTAATGCAGGAAGGCTGTGATGCCCTTGCAATTGTTGTCAGTCCAACATTGCCTGAACCTTTCCAAGTGAAGGCACTGTTGTATCTGTAAACAACAGAAAATGAACATGCACATGTCTTACTTCCGTCTGCATTATGTGGCACTGTTGTTGTTCCTGATGCAATCGTCACCGGGGATGATGCACTTGTGTTAGTACCAATTGAGATTGCTTTCTGTCTAGTATTCGGTAATGAATATACTGTTGAGCCATTTATGCTCACGTTGATTGAGTGATAGCTGTTAGAATACCAATGTGATGATGAAGCCCCACTTCCCAAGTAACCAACCAACTTCCAATACACTGTGGATGTATTATTTTCAACGGACGTTCCTGTTTCATTTACAATTAAATCTATATGCACATAAGTGTTGCAGACATTTCCGCTTATTGTTGCCATTCTCATTCACCTTCTTTCGGACATTAAAAAAGCACCCTGCTACTGCGGAGTGCTTTCGTCCATCTTTTCAAATTGATATCCATTATCGCCATCTATATGCTCAATATGATATTTTTTATTCCAAAATATATCATCTGGTATGCCTTCCGGAAATGCCTTGCAACAGAAAGCATCCCCCTTTTTTCCTATATAATTTTTACAATCCATACATTGAGAAAAAACAACCATTCTTATTCCTTCTTTAATACATATTTTTGCAATAATGCCATTACATCATCCGGCAAATGTTCGCCCCTT